CGATGCAGCCTTTTCATTGCCCTGCGCAGTTGTCAGTGAATTCTGTAATTGCTGGATAAAGGGGTCGTATTTCAATCCAGCTTGCTGCTGTGCCTGCAAAGCGAGGTCTGCGGTATTTGGCTGTTGAATCTGCGCCAGCTGTCCAAGCAGTTGGTCATATGCATTTGTGTCACCAGACAGTGGTGCGTTGGTATATCCGTATTGCTGCTGTTGATATCCAGATTGCTGGTTTGGTAGCAATGGCGAGGGTACTTGCCCCGACGGCGCATTGTAAAATGGAAATGTAGTTCCATTTGGTGCCGCTGACGGGGCTTGCTGTGCTATCGTTGGGTTAATGAAAGTTGAATTCGGCTGCGTAGTTGCAGGTTGCTGCAATTGCTGCAAGGCGGTGCCCGAATTAAATGGACTCCCTCCAGTCCCTCCCCCGCTTGCTGGAATCAGTGATGCGGCATAAAGCTGCCCTAAATTCATTCCAGTGAAAGGATTTGGGCCTTTACCTGAATTCGGATCAAATGCGACTGGCATCATATCACCGCCAATTGTGTAGCTCGTCTAGCCGCTGCGTCCTGAATTGCCTTTTGCTTTGCGGCGATCTCATTTGCAATCAGCTGCTGGAATTGCAGGTTAGATGTATCCTGTGCATTCTGCAATCCACCGAGCAGATTTGTCATCGACTGCTGGTTATTCGTGTTGTACTGCCCAAGCTGATTTGCGTAAATGCCACTCTGCAAAATTCCTCGGGCTGCGGCCGAATTCCGCATATCCAAACGATCTTGATCGGCCTGCAAATTAAGCGCGCGTTCTTTGGCGCTGTAATCCGCGTTCGTTTGCTGCTGACTTAAGTTCTTTTGCGCTAGCGCCTGATCGTAGTTTCGCATAAGGTCGCTGAGCTGGCTTTGATATGTTGCATCCGTGCCGAGATACTTATCCAATTCAGCGTTTCCAGTGCCACCAATTAGCGGATTTGGGGCGACTGGAATTGTGGCCTGAGCCTGTGGAAATGTATGCGGGCTGACTCCAACATTTGGCGCAGCAAGGGGATTTGGATTCGGTCCAGCCGGGGCCGCCATCATTGGAGTTGGATTTGGGCCAATTGGATTTGGTCCAGCACTTGGAGACGTTGACGCGGACAGCCTTCTATTGATTGCATTTGCCTGCGCAGCTGCCGGAGTCAAAGAAAACTGCGAAGCATCATATGCCAACTGTTCCACCTCCCGGAGCTGATCCCGGACCTAGATGAGCCTTTGCGATATCGCCGGTTCTGAGCGCTTTCAATCTGCGACCGATAGCATTCTTTCGGGCTTCGATTTGCAAATTGCGCTCCCGGTATCCAAGCGGATCCGACGGGCCGATATTCGGCATCGGTCGCCCGGAACCATACTTCTTATCCCCAGCAGCAAAAGCGTTGAATCCTGGTGATCTCGCGTTATTGAAGACGTTCGGATTTGAATTCATCAGTTAGACCCCTTAGTGACAACCTGATGCACTTCCATCACATTAAGAATTCCGAAAACATGAACTGGTCCGGTATTCAAAGTACCATCTGTTGTCAGCTGAATCTTAAAGTTGATTTGTCTATAGCGTACACCTTGTGTAAATTTACAAAAGTGTTTTGCAAGAATTCCTGGAGCTGGCCAGGTCGTTGATATTGGTGGAATTGCTGGCAACGGCTGCTGCCAAGTATTAAGGCTTCCCCAAGGAGTTGTCTTAATCATTCCCCAAGTGACTTGGAAGTTGGTAACAATCGGTGTAACAGTACCGGTAACAGATGAGTTGGTGACAACATCCGCACCCCACCAATGCATACGCTTATAGCGCTGACCAAAACCAAAGATGCGATAACGACGACCATATGCACTGTCGAAGTTTTTAGTTTTCATCCAGCACGTCATTGCAGTTGACTCGACGGTGGATATGTCGCATCCATTTTGCATTTTAAAAGTGCGGACGTCCTCGTTTAGACAACTACCACCATAATAGACGTCCAGCCCGTTGGAACCATTTCCCGGCCACCGCGTTAAAGGACCAAACCAGTGCTCGTTATTCGTTGTGCTGATCTGGAATTCAGACCACGTCCGGGTACGTAGCCCGAAAACGTATATCTTGCGATAATGCCTGAAGATAAGCCTGTCTCCCCACATTGTGAGGAAGATGGTTTGCATGTATGTTGTTGACGTTGGAGACGAATTATCAAATACCGGTGGGACTTTGATGTTTACCTTGACCCATTGGTAATTGAGAATTTCGTATACCGAGTCACGGTGGCAAACGAACAGCGAGTTCTCAAACGGCACAACACAATTTTTCGCGGATACGCCGATTGTGTTGTTAACCTTTTTCAAGGTGGCAGAGCTGGGGATGGAGTCAAATGCTAGGGCATATGTACTATCCTCTTTGAAAAGCATGATGTTGTCTTGATATGTAATCAAGTCAACGAGCTTCCTGCCATCTCCAGCGGATACATCAATGAACGTTGCATCTCCAGTATTCCAACTTCCCGGATCTGCGGTTAGCGAAAACTGAAGCCTAGCGGTATTTGTTGTGGCGCTTATGCCGGGAACAATCCAAGCGCGCTCTTTGTAGACGATTGCCGAACTTCCGGCCGGGAGGGCGGTTGTGGTTGTATATGTAGTTCCATCCCATGTGGCACCATTAGTGGTCCCATTTTTGGGAAAGAACCAGACTTTATTGTTGTACTGAATCGCCGTATCACTTTGGACTGTACTTCCAAGTTGAGTCCAGGCCCCACCGGTTGAATAGTACACCCCCTGATTGCTAGAGCCAATAAGATATGTAGTTCCATTCAATACAGCCAGCAACAGTATTTTCATTGCCGTTGTAGAGCTTGGAGCTGTCGCCTGAAATTGTGTCACCGGAGGACGGCTTGCGAGTGAACCGTCTACAGTAACTTCGAAATTGACGCATTCGACCATTTCAGTGTCAGCAATTGACGATGGATCCGAAAAGAGGTTCAGTCCACCAACAAACGGTCCAAGTCTTAGTTCCTGGCCAGGCATTTAGAAGACTCCATATGGTGGGTAATCCCAAATTTCGTCCTCTGGACGGACTGTTATTGTTTGGTATTGCTCTCGCGTGATGTGGTTATTTCTTTCCTTAAGGCCGTTAACTCCTTGGACAAACTGATTTCGCTTTTGCTGGGCCGCTCCCCAATCTGCATCGAGTTCATAAGCCATTGCGAGGCAATATTCAATGATGTGATTGCCATAGCCGTCAGCAAATTCGACACGATCAGAATCGTTGACAACGTCGACAGGATTGCGAAGGTAATCAATTGTAAAACCGGCGACAAGAGCAGCCTGTGCAGAAGGCGTAGGAAAAACCGTAAACTGGCCTTGCCAAATCGAATAAACAAGTGGGCTTCCCGATGAGTAATTAGATGGATTGGCGTAGCCATCGATATACTCGTCAAAGGCCTGTATTGTCATACCCCGTAAGTGCAAGCTGTTATACCGAATCCGCTTAAGCAAACGGAGATCGGGTGGAAGATCATATTTAGCAATGTCCTGGAGTACATCGGCGGTTGCAGTGACCTGAAGTAGGTCATCGTTCATATTGGCGATTTCACGTTGGGCGTTATTCACCCATTTAGTGATATCGGTATCCGTAATTTGAACGCCAACGTCATCGCCAAATTGACGTTTAACTTGATACTTAATTTCAGAGAGCAGCACCGAAATCTACCCCACCATGCTTATAGTGGATCTTGGGTGAATTCCAAACCGAATATGCCAGAGCATGAGCTTCCGCCATCCTATCGGCCTGCTCTTTAGCATTCATTGCCTCGCGAGCCTTATTCAACGCCTCAACTTCGCTGAGAACATTAGTCTTTGATGTGTCAGCTCTGAGCACGCGTGCCAAAAGTCGCTCATCCGCGTCCTCTGCATAAAGCACATAGTACTCAGGCATATTCGGCGGACGATGTACAACGGCCCACGGTTTAGTATCGAGGATGCCGCGATTCTCCGGTGGGATAAACATTAGCTCTAGATAAGGGTCAATCCCTTTTAGGAGCGCATCAATTCGCATGCCCTTTTCAGCCAACCCGGCGGGTAATGGTATATTGGGGACGCGGATAAGACCATCTCTGGTCCGGTTGATATTAACCCTGTTGGACATCAGAGCACCTGCGTAATCGACAGGAAGCCCTTATAAAGGCTACCAGCGCTACCGTTGTTAAAGACGTACAATGTAACCTGCTGGCCAGCAGTCAGGGAAATACCATATGCGTTGTACTTGGCGCTCATGGTATTTGCCTGGTTTGCGAGCGGGACGGACGTATAGAACACGCCGTTAATCTTAACTGCAATGTTATCCAGCTGGGTAGATTCAGCCGTCGCGCCAAATCCACCGGAGAACTCAAGGTTGTATTTACCGGTATTTGGCGCCGTGCATATGACGATGGAAGTCCCACCGGTAGGGGCAGCAGACGTTGTGCCAGTACCTTCAATTGATGCGAAATTGCCCGGTGCGGGAGATGAAGTTTTAATTCCCTGGCCAAGAGTAACAGCAAGTCCAGTATCAGCAGCCGGAACTCCAGCTTTTAGATATGCGTACCAAAGGTCGTTAATTGTGGGTGCTACAGGGTTTGTCACAATCTCTCCTGAAGTCAACAAAAAAGCCCAGCCCAGAATTGGGCTGGGCATTTTCTGATTTGCTAGCTGCACCCTCATGCATCACACAAGGCTAGCAAATCAAGTTCCGAAGATCACTGCCTTATTGGCCCAGATCATAGCATCTTCTAGGCGTTGAATAGCAGTTTCCTTATCGTTCCCATCAGGACACAGCTCGTTAATCATCTGAGCGGTTTCCCGAAACTGCGTCCTAAGCTCCTGCATCCGACGCACCATATCCGGACTAGGTGCCTGATAGCTGAAGCGCTTATCGATTGTTCGCTTATCCATTGTCAGCGAGACCCGCCTTAAGGGCTTCCTCGCTCGGGTCCCAATTGCCATTTCCGAGGCCACGAACTCGGGACGTGGCCCAGTATGGCGAATCATTTCCGTCAAGGAAAACGCGGAGATTAGCGCTATTCAGAGTCCACTGCCTAACAATAACCGCCGGATAAACGTCCCCAGCGTTCACAGAATTGCCAGAAACAGACTTGCTATTACGGGTGTGGTTGATAAGTTCAACGTCACCCTCGTTAAGCTTATAAGCAACAAACATCATAACTTAGCTCTCCGTGATATCAGCCATCAAACCCTGCGAGTTGCGGCGGTGGCAACCGAGCTGCATGTACTTGAAGTTAGTAGCGTCATATGCGTCAAACCCAGAGACGCGGAACCAACGCGAACCATCTTCATCCATCCATTGCCAGTCAGCAGGCTGGTAGATGGTGAATTCCTTTTCATTCAGGAAATACATCTTGTTCGGCTGGCAGTCAATATCAGTCATGATAGGAACTTCACCACGCTCGGTCGTGAAACCGAGGCCGGTAAATCCACCATCAAACTGCTTCGGCTCCTGGAAACGGCGCTGCTGCACAAGCAGGTTGTAGTACGAGCGCCGAACGCCGAGAGTAGTCCAAATGACTGTTGTATCTCCGCCCTGAGTGTAGATATCATCGACCATCTTAATCATGAGGCTTTCCGAGATCGCTCGGTTAGTCCCACCGTTGTTATTGACAGTGGACTTCCACACCGGATAAGTGGCGGGGTCCATGTTGTACAGAATGCCGCTATTGTTAACAATACCAGCGAAGCCCATTGTCTCACGGCTAATGTTGCCAGTCCGGACAATGACATCCCCCGATGCACCGGTTGTAATTGCCGCGCCGTCAACAACAACGGAAGTGTTGGCAGTAACAGCGGTGACGTTACGACCCGAGGCCTTTTGGGTCGTAAGGTCGGATGCATAAATATCAACGACCATCCCGACCTCAAATGAGGCTGGGGTATATGTCGTCGGAATCGTATTCACCGCATACGAGCCGCTAGACGTGACGATAACGCCAGTTCCATCGCCCCAGATCTGACGGTTGTAGTCACGCTTCAGGTCAGTCTGAATTCCGCTAACTTCCTCGTCCAGCACTGCGGCAAACGCCTGCTCGTTAGTACTTGCAAGCTTCATAGTGGGCCCAGAGATACGGATTGAACCGTACAGATAAGCCATCGAAACCTGCGCGCGAGCATAAGACTGGTTCTGTGCCGTCGGAAGTGCTTCCATTTCACGACGAGCACCGACACCAGAGTTGCGCTTGATATGAACCGTGAAGACCACATACTTACCACCAGCGTCCGAGGTAATTCCCTCGGCCGACTCCTCCATACGCTTAGTAGCGCGGTTGTAGTTGGCAAGCTGCTCGCGGATACGTGGTTCGTAAACTTCCTTGAGAATGGCGTCGGCCGTTGCCATTGTGGCAACCATAATTATGCTCCCTGGTTAGCTGCTTTCAAAATGTCTACAACCAGGTTACGAGTCTGAGATCTATTCAAAGTGTTCGGGTTAATCGCCTGAGATGGCAATTGACCACCACCACCGCCTCCAGTGATAACAACTGGTGCCTGCGGGCGGTTAAGGTTGCTCGTGATGGAGTTTACAAGCCCCTGATATTGAGCAACTGCCTGGTCAATATTCATGCCATTTTGCATATAGGCAACAACATATCCTTCATCAAAGTCGCCATGCCTAGTCTTAGCGTCTGCAATCATGCGATTAAGGTTCGCATCCGCTTCCGCCTGGACTCGC